ATTAAAATTAATGGCTTATGGTAGACCACAAGTTATTATAGAAGATAACAACGGTAATTTCTTTTACGCAGGTTTACAGCACGGTATGGATGTAACAGGTGGTACTATTGTAACAGGTGGTGCAATGGGAGATTTATCAGGTTATACTTTAACTTTAACAGGTCAAGAAAAAGTACCTGCTAACTTTATAGGTGATACTTTAACTGCTGCAGGATTTACGGTTGTAGTTGGTTCTTAAAAAATCTTTTTAATGTAGTAAAAGCGTATATTAATTTATACGCTTTTTTTTGCTTAATACTTACAACCTTTACTTAAATTATCAAATGCCCAAAGTGGCTGAAAGTTTGTATAATGATTTAGTTTAATAATATCTTCTTCTGTATTTGCTGATGCTAATGGTATTATATGGTCTAAATGCCATTTACCGTGATTTTCAAAACACATACCATCTGTAAATTTACTTTCTATGTAATTTCTAAATTCTTCTATTGTGCAACCTAATATAAATTCTGTTTTTGATTTTTTTCTATAATTAAAAGAACCTCTTTTAAAACTTGAATATATTAAAGACCTTAAACTATTTCTAAATTTAAAAATTTTATCTTCTTTATTTCTTTTATTCATATAAGTATTAGAATATTCTTTATTATTTATTTTCCAATCTTTTAAGTAAAATTCTCTTTTTGTTTTTGATTTGTTTTTCTTAAATTCTTTAACGCAATCTAAAATGTTTAAATTATTTATTTCTTTATTATTAAATAATTTATCAATTTCAGCTTTGTTATTTAAATAATAATTAAAATATTTTTCTTTCATTTTATCAATATGTTTTTGTTTTCTATATTGATTTATTTTTTCTTTATTATCTTCACGATATTTTTGCATTTTTTCCTTGTTATTATCAAACCATTTTTTACAAGTTAATAATGTATTTTCTTTATTTTTTACATAACTTTCTTTTCTTATTTCTTTAAAACAAATTTTGCAATAAGAATTTAAACCATCTTTTGTTGATTTATTTTTATAAAATAAACTTAATTCTTTTTCTAAATTACATTTTTTACAAGTTTTCATATATTTAATTTTAACAAAAATACACTTTTTATTTTAAATAAACAAATAGTTTTTATACAAAAAAGTACTTTTTGTGTTTTTAAATAAAACAATATGATAATCTTACGAGAACAAGCAACTGCACAAACATTAAACGCTATAATTTATGGTAGTAATGCTGATGCTATTGTATTGCGAGATGAAGAAACAAATATAGAAACAGAAATTAATTGCACGTTTTCAATAGATAGGTATTACGTAGCAACTTCTGCAATATTCCCAATAAAAGAAAATAAATACTATACGCTTACTATTTTAAATGGTACTGATATAGTTTATAGAGATAAAGTATTTTGTACAAATCAAATAATTTCAAATTATACGATTAATAAAGACCAATACGTACAACATACAACAAGTAACGAATATAAAATATTTGAATAATATGTTTCACATTTTAAATTTAAGTGCATATACTTCACCACAAATAAACGAAAGTAAAAAGGGTGAATTTGTAGAGTACGGTGCAGATAATAATTACTTTAATTTTTTAATTGAAAGGTATTTATACAGCACAACTAACAACGCTATTATAACAGGTGTATCTAATATGATTTACGGAAAAGGTATATCAGCATTAGATGCTAATAAAAAACCTGATGAGTACGCTAAAATGATTTCTATTATTAAACCAAATTGTTTAAAGAAAATAGGTTTAGAGCGTAAACTTTTAGGAATGGCTGCTATGCAGGTAGGTTATGAAAAAGGCGATGTTAAATTTGTAGACCATTTTCCTATGCATACTTTACGTGCTGAAAAATGCAACGATAAAGGCGAAATTGAAGCGTGGTATTATCACCCTGATTGGGCAAATAAAAAACCAAGTGAAGAAATAAAAAGAATTCCTGCTTTTGGTTTTGGTGATGGTAAAGAAGTAGAGTTATACATTATTAAACCTTATATTAGTGGTTATCATTATTACACTCCGATTGATTATAGCGGTGCTTTACCTTATGCAAAGTTAGAAGAAGAAATAAGCGATTATTTGATTAATGATGTAATGAATGGTTTTAGTGGTACTAAAGTTATCAATTTTAATAATGGTGTGCCACCAGAAGAAAAAAGAGAAGAAATTGCAAACGAAGTTAAAAGGAAATTAACAGGTGCAAGAGGTGAAAAAGTAATTGTAGGTTTTAACAGTTCGGTAGATAACAAAACTACTGTAGATGATATTCCTTTAAATGATGCACCTGCACACTACGAATATTTAAGTAAAGAATGTTTTGAAAAATTAGTTGTAGGGCATAGAGTTACTTCGCCAATGCTTTTAGGTATTCGTGATGCAGGTGGTGGTTTTAGTAACAATGCTGATGAAATTAAAACAGCTACTTTGTTATATGATAACTTGGTAATTAAACCATACCAATTAGAGATTATCGATGCATTAGATATTATTTTAGCAGTTAATGGAATTAAGTTAAAATTATACTTTAAAACTATTCAACCTTTAGAGTTTACAGATTTAGAAAACGCTCAAACACAAGACCAAGTAGCAGAAGAAACAGGGACACAATTATCTGCACATACTTGTTGTTTAAGCGAAGATAATTCAGATAATGAAGTAGCAGATACTTTAATTCAATTAGGAGAAACACCTAACGATAAATGGCTTTTAATTGATGAAAGCGAAGTAGATTATGATAATGATGATGCAGAAAACGAATTATTATCTAAAGAGCCTAAACAAAGTTTATTAAGCAAAGCGTATAATTTTGTAAGTACAGGAACTGCAAGAGGTAACGCAAGAAGTGAGCAAGATGAAAATATAGATGGTGTAAGATTTATTACACGCTATGTATATGCAGGAGAAACTTCTACAAAAAGTAGAAAGTTTTGTCAGAAAATGATTGATGCAGGTAAAATATATCGTAAAGAAGATATTGTTGCTATGTCAAGTAAAATAGTAAACGAGGTTAGAATAAATAACGAGGGAGAGCAAAAAGGATTGGGTGCTAATGGTTCGCCTTTTGTAGATGTGTGGTTATATAAAGGCGGTGGTGCTTGTCACCATAGATGGAATAAACAAGTTTATGCAAGTTTTGAGGGTGTAAATATAGATGTTAATTCACCAAAAGCAAAACAAATAGCAGGTGCTAAAGCAGAGAAATACGGTTACGTTATTAAAAACCCAAATTTAGTAGCACAAAGACCAATAGATATGCCTAACAAGGGATTTTTACCTAAAACAAATTAAGATATGGCTTACGCATTATTAATAAGTACAGAAGATGTAAAGAAATTTACAATTACAAATGGCAATTTAGATGCTGATGATTTTATCGAGTATATTAAAATTAGCCAAGATATTACTATTCAAAACTATTTAGGTTCTAAACTTTACAAAAAGTTACAGGATTTAATTTTAAACGATGATATTAACGAAGCTGAGTTTGTAGATTATAAAAATCTTTTAACGGTTTACGTTAAACCTATGCTTATCCATTGGGCAATGGTTTATTATTTACCATTTGCTGCATACACATTAAGTAACAAAGGTTTGTTTAAACATAATTCTGAAAACGCTACAAATGTAGACAAAGCAGAAGTTGATTTTTTAGTTGAAAAAGAAAGGGATATAGCAGAAAGTTATACACAGCGTTTTATTGATTTTATGTGTTATAATACTAATACATACCCTGAATATAATAACAACAATAACGAGGATGTAAACCCTGATACTAATAATTTTTATGGTGGCTGGTACTTATAATAACGTAAAAATTAAAAACTTTAAAAAGCTAAATTTATATTTAGCTAAAGTTGAACAATTAAAAAAAGTAGAAACTTTAAAAAATAATAATGGTAAATAATATTGATTGGGGACAAGGTGCTAATAATAATGATATAAGTTAGGGACAAAGTGCAAGTAATTCTATAAATTTTGCTTCAATTTATGCTAATAGTTATTCTCCAGAAACTGAAATTTTTGCTAATGAAATAAAAGATGTTTTAAGTTTAATTAGTAGAATGAGTAAAGATAGTGGTACTGTATTTGAAGCAAAACAATGTTTAATTAATTTAATAGAAAATATATAATGAGTTTATTTGAAAGTGCAAGTTTGGTAGTAACTCCAAATGGTGCAAAAGCGAGTAAGTTATACGCTATAAAACCTACAAGCGGTGCAGGTGATTTAAGCGTTACAAGAGCTACAACAGCAACAAGAGTTAATAGTGCAGGTTTAATTGAAAGCGTAGCAAGTAATGTACCACGTTTAGATTATACAAACGGAAGTTGTCCGAGTATATTAGTAGAGCCACAGAGAACGAATTTAGCTTTAAGAAGTGATGATTTTGGTAATGGTTATTGGGGTAAGTTTAATACTACAATTACTGCAAATAATACAACTGCTCCTGATGGTACTACAACAGCTGATAAATTTGTAGAAACTGCGGCTAATAATTTTCACTCAATGGACTCTACTTTTACAAGTGGTACAGGCATTTATAGTACTTCTGTTTATGCAAAAGTTGGCGAAAGAAGATATTTAAGATTAAATATTACAGAAATAACTCCAGCTGTTGACCATACTGCATTATTTGATTTACAAACAGGGACTTTATTAAGCAGTGGAACAGGTGTTACAGCTAAAATAATTTCTGTAGGTAATGGTTGGTATAGAATAAGCGTTACAAGTCCTGCTTTAGTTGGTGGTCAGGTTAGAATGGCTTTATTGATGCAAACTACTACGTCATCAACACCTCAATCTTATACAGGTGATGGAACAAGTGGTATCTACCTTTGGGGTGCTCAATTAGAAGCAGGTTCTTACGCTACTTCATATATTCCTACAACTTCAGCAAGTGTAACACGAAACGCAGATGTAATTAGTAAAACGGGGATAAGTAGTTTGATAGGACAAACAAGCGGTACTGTATTTATTGATATAGATATAGATTCGTCTTTTGCTCAAGCAGATACGCGTTTCATTAATGTAACAGATGGAACATCAGCAAATTGGTACTTTATAGGAACAAATAATCCAAATGAGTTTAGATTTTATTTTAGGTCAAGTAGTACCGTTTATGTAACAAATGTAACTACATTTACAAGTGGAAGACATAAACTTGCTTTTGCATATAAAAACAATGATTATGTTGCATATATTGATGGAGTTCAAGTAAATAACACGACAACACTTGTAGTTGGTAGCACTTCTAAAATTGAATTAGGAAATTCTTTTGGTTCTGATATAGGAAAAGAATATATCAACACTTCAGCACTTTGGAAAACACGATTAACTAACACACAACTTGCACAATTGACAACGATATGATAGCAAAACTAATATACACCGACCACGATACAGCCATTACTGATTTATTAGCTAAGAAAGTTTATGTAGAAGTAGAAAACCTTAACAAAGAAATTACTTTACAATACGGGCAAGGTATACAAGCAATAGTAGAAATAGGTTTAATCGTTTTAGAGAATGGTATTTATGATGAGGAATTTAATATAATTAAAGAGCCTGTTTACTCAGATGGTTACCATTATGACATAATGAGTGAAAAAGAAATTAAGTTTACTAATGCTATTGAGGTAGAAAACCCAAAACATACATTTGCAATCTAATGAGCAGTAAAGAAAAAATAGATTTATTTTTAAATAAGTGGTTAAGTAGAAAACTAACTGTATTTGTAATAGCTTCTGTGGGTTTATTCTTTGGAGTTATTACTTCTACTGATTGGGTAATAGTTTCTACTTCTTATATAACTATTGAGGGAGTTACGAATATTGTTGAACGATTAATGAAAAGTAAAAATGCCTCTTAATAATTTACAAGATTCAGATGTTTACATTAAAATAATAGAAGTTCTTAACAAAACAAAATGGTGGTTAGTATTATTAGTTTTTTTAGTTTTTTTAATTGAAACTTTTAAAAGTGAAATTAAGCATTTTATTGATTTTGAAGTAATGAATAAAGACGTTGTTTTTAATAGGTTAGAGGGCGATGTATTAGTTCAAGATGGTTTGTACGAACTTATGGAAGAATCAAAAGCTGATAGAGCATATATATTTAGATTTCACAATGGAGTTACTTATTATGATGGTACACATAAATCCAAAATGAGTTGCGATTTTGAAGTTGTAAGAGAAGGTATAAGCGAAGAAGCACAAAGATTGCAAGATTTGCCTGTTGGTTTGTACGCAAATTGGATTTTAAACGTTGTAAACAATAGAATGATTTATGACGATATTAATAAAATTCAAGATTCAAGAGTACGTATATTATTAAAAAAACAAGGAATAAAAGGAATTGCAGTTTTGCCATATTATCGTGATGGTAAAATATTAGCTTTGATAGGAGTTGATTATGTAACACAATTAAATACTATTCCCATATCAACAAATCAATTAAAAGTAAAAGTTAACCAAATCGGAAATTTATTATTTTAAAAATAAATACAATGAGAAAGATTGATTATATTGTAATTCACTGCACAGCTTCGCAACCAAACGCTACTAAACAAGCTATTTTAAATTATTGGAAAGATGTTTTAAAATGGAAATCTGTAGGTTATCATAGGTTAATAGATGCTAACGGAATTATACACGAGTTAGCAAACTATGAGCAAATTACTAACGGTGTTAAAGGCTTTAATTCTACTTCAATACATTTTAGTTATATTGGTGGAATAGATGCAAAAGGAAATCCAAAAGATACCAGAACACAAAAACAAAAAGAAAGTTTATTATATCTAATAAAACAAGCTAAAAAACAATTCCCAAATGCAATAGTACAAGGACATAAAGATTTTGGAGTTAAAAAAGCCTGCCCAAGTTTTGAAGCCAAGCAAGAATATAAAAACATTTAATCAAAAAAACCCTTACAAATACTGCAAGGGTTTTTTCTTAACTATTAATCAAAACAAATTATGAATACGCAAATGTAATACAAATATTTGTTTATACAAAATATTTTCATATTTTTGTTGAAACTTTTAAACAAATAAGTTATGAGATTATCAAAATGGAATGATTACGATGTACAATTAACTGAATTATTACAGGCTAATAAAAATTGTACTGATACTGAAATTGCTAAAAAATTATTAAATACTAATGATGGTGGCAATATTAATAGAGATGTAGATTTACTTCGCACATATATTAAAAGGCATAGAGCAAGATTATTAGACCAGCACGAGGGAATTTATAACGCTACTAATGAATTAGATGTGCCAAACACTTCGGTTAAACATATGTGGTTAAAAACAAAGCAAAGCAGCATATTTGTTAAGAACCCAGAATACATAGAACCTCAAACAGAAGTAGAATTAGAAAAAGAAATTGATTTTACAAACATTTTTAAAGATTTAATTACTCCTGTTAAATTCCCTAAAATAGAAAGTAAATTAGATTTGTCAATATTTGATAGGTTGGTTTATACTGATGTGCATATTGGAATGGAAGTAAACCAAAATGGTTACAGTTTATACGATGGTGCTTGGAATGAAGCAGAAGTAGATAAACGTTTACAAACAATGGTTTCACAAACTTTAATTAACAAGCAATCAGATACATTAATTATACACGAATTAGGCGATTTTATGGATGGCTACGATGCAGTAACTACTCGTGGTGGGCATAGTTTACCGCAAAATATGGATAACCAAAAAGCGTTTGATGTTGGGTTAAGTTTTAAAATACGTTTAATAGATGCTTTAATTCCTTACTACAATAATATAGAATGTATTAATATTTGTAACGATAACCACGCTGGAAGTTTTGGTTATATTGTTAATTCTGCATTTAAAGCGTATATAGAACTTAAATACGAAAACGTTAAGGTAGTCAATCAAAGAAAATTTATAGACCATTATATCGTAGAAAACAGATGTTTTATTTTAACTCACGGTAAGGATGATAAAAATATGAAGTTTGGTTTTAAACCACATTTAGACGCTGTACAAATTGAAAAGATTAAAAATTATATTGATGAATATAAATTGCATAATTACAAAATTGAATTTAGCAAAGGTGATAGCCACCAATTATTATTAGATTTTACTTCATCATCTGCTTTTGAATATCAAAACTTTGGTGCTTTTTCTCCACCAAGCGACT